TCCGTACTGTGAGGGGTTGAGATGGCAGGCGCACTCGACAGTCTGTTCAAAAGCGTTGCCAAGTCGGTTGTTGCCGACCTAGGCAAGTCGTTTGACCACACGATCACGTACACCCGCAAGGCATCCGCCAGCTACAACATCAGCACTGGCGCAGTCACCTCAACGGACACCAGCTACTCGTTCGACGCTCCAATGGAGTTTGTTAACTCCGACGAGGAAGCTGGCTACCAAGAAAACGTTGCCAAGCTCTACATCACGCCTGATCAAATCGGCGACAACCAAGCCACGCTTCAAGATGAAATTAGCCTGACCTACGCAGGATCCAGCCGCACCGCCAAGATCCAAGACATCCGCACCTACAAGGGCGATCAAGAGTACATGTACGTTATTCGGGTGGTGTTCTGATGACGCTCGTAAACGCTAGGGCTGCCCTGGAAAGTGCTATCAACACTGCTGTCGTCGCAGCAGACAACACAGTGTCGGTGGTCTTCGACAACATGCCGTTTACGACCCCTGGCAAGTCCAAAAAGTACGTGCTGGTCACGATCAACTTCGACCAAGCCACAATCCAAACCCACGGTGCAGCCGTCGATCAATACGCTGGCACGGTCCAATGCGGGATCTTTACGCCCAAAAACAAAGGCACCGCTGCTGCTGCAGCAATTGCTGAGTCAGTAATTGACGGCCTTACGTCTGTAAACGCTTCGGGCTACACCGATACATACTCTTCAGTCCCCCGCGTTGGCACGATCACCGGCCCAACTGCGGTATCCACTGAAGACCAAAGCCATTTTGTCAGTGTGATTCGCTGTAACTTCACGGCAGTCTGATGGCCAAGAAACCGCTCAGCGCCCTGACCAAGGATCTTCGCAAGTTTGTCGAAGATGGTCGAGCAGCCGCTGGTCCGATTGTCGTCCGCAGCCTGCAGATTGAAGGCCCTTGGTGGACAGGCAACTTTGGAAGACGCTGGAAACTTCGTAACGCCCCTGTCATGCCTACCGATTACAAGGATGGTTTAAATCGAGGCTGGCCCGGAGACCAAACAAATCGTTTTTACCGCCCTGTGCCTGAACTTCGCTTGTCTATCGGACAGACTCTGTATGTCGGAAACTCTGTGTCCTATGCAGGTTTTGCCGTCAACAACCCCAACGCCACAGTCACACGCCCCGACGGGACAAAAACAACGTATGAGAACCACGCAATGAGAGCAAGAATCACACCACCCTCTAAAAACCCTGACTGGTACAAGGTTTATACAACCACTGGGGGTTTATTTGATGACCTAACCAAAGGTTTTCGTGCTGCCGGAGCGAAGTAGGTTATATTGTATTAGTTGACGTAATTTTATGGCAGTCGAACGCGCTATCGACAAACTCCGCAAGGCGTTTAGGGTCGATGCCCGCAGCAGCTACGCAATTAAGAGCGGGGACGAGCTAATCCTCAAGCTCTATTGGACTCCACTAACAATTGCCGACCGGGATCGTATCAACAACATTATTGGATCACTAAAGCTTCAAGAAACCGACAACAGCCTGGATTTTGCAATCCAGATGGTCATTGAAAAAGCAGAGGACGAAGACGGCAAAAAACTGTTCCAGTCAGGCGACCGAGCTGCCATCCGTAACCAGCTTCCGATGAATATCGTGCTGGACATTATGGCCAAGATGCAGGAACTGCCGGAGGAGGCGAACCCCGACGAGATCAAAAGCAACGCTCTCTGACGACAACTACCTCTTCCTCCAGTTCTTCATAGCTGAAAAGCTCGGCATGACCCTCACCGAGCTTCGCAGCCGCATGAGCACGGAAGAGTTGTATGGCTGGAGCGCGTATTGCAGCCTTAAGTCAGAGCTAGAACAGAAAGAGATGGACCGCGCACGCGAAGCGGCCCAGTATCGTCGCGTGCGCTAACGTGGGAACAATGTTCTAGGTGTGGTCGTGGCCGGAGCTGAGTACGAAGTAAATATATCCCTAAACACTAAAACTATTGATGGACAACTTAAAGGGCTAGAAACGCGCATCAACAAGATGCGTCGCAGCATTAACGGGCCCCTTAGTGCTCTACAACGTCAAGCGAACTTAGAGGATCGAATAAAAGCAAGCCGTGTTATATCTTTTCGCCTCGGAACGCAACTAAACGCTTTAGAACAAAAAGGCGTAGATGTTGCTAAAATGCGTAAACAAATAAAAGAAGCAACAACTAATTTAGATAAGAAAGAAATTGAAACAGCCAGAGCTAGAAATAAACTTGTAGGCGACTTTGTGAGAGAACAAAATAGAGGACTGAGAACAGGAACAAAAAACCAACGAATGGCGGCTGAAAGTATAGATGCTTTAGCTAATGCACAAGATAAGCGTTTTCGTTTGATGCAGCGCATCAATCGTTTAGAAGAAAAAGGAGGAAAGACAGCCAAGCTCCGTAGAGAGATGGGGCGTCTTACGGATCAAATGAGTGACCGTAACTTCGGCACGTTCAAACAAATAACAAGAACACTGTCTAGGCAAATAACTCTAGAAGAGTCCAAGCTTCGTACACAAAAAGAACAAACAGCGGAACTAGACAAACAGTTAGCTAGATCTGCTCGTCTTGGAGGGCCTCGCAGTCCCGTAGGCGGCGCAAAATTTATCCCAGGATCACCCGCGCAAATAGCTGCATCTGCGCGAGCTGGGGGAGCCGCTAGTCCAATTAGAGGTAGTGCAAATTTAGTTGGCTCTCCTGCATATTACGAAGCGCAAGCCAAAGCAATCGCCAGACTTGCACGTCAAGGCGGGCCTTCAGACCCCATAAAAGGTCATCCAAATTTAATTGGATCTCCTGCTTATTTTGACGCACAAAAGAAAGAAATTGAGCGCTTAGCGCGTCAGGGAGGCCCTGCGAGTCCTGTAAGAGGAAGTAAAGATCTTGTTGGTTCTCCTGCGTACTTTGAGCATGTAGAACGAGAAATAGAAAAACTTGCGCGTAAGGGCGGTGCTGCAAGCCCCATACGCGGCAGCAAAAATTTAATTGGTTCTCCAGCGTATTACGACCATCAAAGAAAAGAATTAGAGCGTTTGGCTCGTCAAGGAGGCCCCGCCTCGCCTATTGGCGGGACAGAAACAATGCCAGGGTCTCCAGCAGCAATACGCGCTAGACGCCAAAGAGTCGGAGACGTTGCTCTTGGCGCTGGTTTCCCGCTGCTGTTTGGCGGTGGACCGGGCGCTGTTCTTGGCGGTGCTTTAGGCGGCGCATTTGGCGGCGGTCTTGCAGCTCAGATCGGATTAAGTGCTGCAGGACAACAGATTGATCAACTGATTGGTAAAGCTATAGAGCTTGGACAAGCGCTAAATCCTGCTGCTTTCAACTTAGAACGAGTAACTGAAGCTGCTGGTTTTGCTGGTACAGAAACGCAAAACTTCTTGGAAAAAATAGAGCAGTACGGAGATAAAGCTAAAGCGGCTGAACTTGCTACAGAACTTTTACGCGCTCGAATTGGTGACGACGGTGTTAAAGCTTTAGAGGCTTTTGGGAAACAAGCAGTTGTTCTTGGTAATAACTTAAGCGTTATTTTTACTACTGTGTTGGCAAACATTGCCAAAGCAGTTCAGCCCCTTCTTCAATCGCTTTCAGAACGTTTAGGAAAAACAGCTGCTGTAAGAAGATTTCAAGCGCAAGACCCGTCTACTCTTGAAGGTCTAGACAAACTTGCGTTTGATATTTTAGATCCACAACTAGGTACTAAGGGCAAGAGCCCGTTTAAACTTTTTGATCGCGATAAACCGATCCAACTTTTTGGCACAACTCCTTTTGAACAACTGCGTAACCGTGCCACAGAACTGGGGTTACCGAAAGACGTAGACCTTCGTAAGTTTGCGACTGAGCGAGCAACCAAGGCCGCGCCAGGTTTTGAAATGCCTGTTTTAGACAGAATTGAGTTTGAAGCTGGTTTAGTTGAGCTGCCAAAAGATCGTAGTGCTCGTATAAAGCGGGAAAATATGATCGCGGCTAGTGAGCGACGTATTCAAAACCTGCAAGCAGAGGCAGAGAAGACAAAAGAGATATCACTCATCCGTGGTCGGATTGCAGCTGCAGAAGAAGCAGGCGATAAGCAGCTGGTGGAGCGTCTTCGGGGAGAGGAAAAAGCTGCGGAGATCGTCCGCAAGAAAGCTCGCTTGCTGTCCCGTATTCCAAAAGACCTCGACGCGCAGCAACGACTTACGGAAGAGCTTGCGATCAAAGACACCATCCGTGCCGAACAACTCGCCAACCAGGAGGCCACGCAACGCCGCATCGCCAAAGTCATTCGTGATGAGCAGCTGGAGGCGATTAAAAAGCAAGAAGAGCTGTACAAACAGCTGGGCGACACCGTCAAAGACGGTCTTGTAGACAGCATCAAAGCTGCGATCGACGACACCCGCACGCTCGGGGATGCCCTTGCCAACATGTTGAATCGTATGGCGGATCAGTTTTTGCAGCTTGCTGCAAACATGGCGTTATACGGAAACTTGCAGGGAACACTCCGTAACGCTCAGGGGCAACGCACAGGCGGGGGCATATTTGGCGCTATCGTCAATGCCGTTTTGCCTGGAAGAGCTTTAGGAGGCTCAGTTTCCGAAGGCAGACCTTATTTAGTTGGCGAGCGTGGCCCTGAGTTGTTTGTCCCTGGGGCGCAGGGCAACATCGTTCCAAACAACGCTATGGGCAGCACCAGCGTCGTCGTCAACGTCGATGCCTCTGGAACGGAAGTACAGGGCAACCA